AAAAGAAAATGTACACTTAGCTGGTACAAAAATGTTTGGTGATTTCCAATACACCGCATTGACAGGATCACCACCTAAAGTCAAGTTCCTCAGACTTATGAATAGTATTACAGCTGGTAGTCCTCTTGATGAAGCACCAGTAACAGGCTTGACTGCGGATATTGTTAACTATTATGTAGATGCTACAATTCCTACGGCAGACCACGAGCCACCTGGCACCGGCTTGCCGGCAATTGGAACGACGTCTGGTCCACAATTAACGCTAAGAAGAAACTGGAGTCAAGGATTCCACGATTATACAGTAGAAGTAGGAATGCCGTCGGTTGGTGTTGAGCCATATCCTGTTGCCATCCTATTACATGGTAATGGCGGCAGCGCAAATAGTATGGTACAATCGTTTGCTTCGACTCTGCCGGGCCACATACTCATTGGAATCGATGGTTACGAGCAATCATGGAATGTTACTAATGAAGTATCGAAAGGACCAGACATTCAGATGTTGAGAGATATGGTCGATCAACTGAAAGTCTATCGAAATGTCGATGCTACTAAGATTCGAATTGTCGGTGTGTCAAACGGTGGTGCATTAGCACTCAGAGCTTCTGTCGAAATATCTGACCTCGCTGTCGATACAATCGCTTGTCTGATTTCACAAGCTCATGTTGATCAATATAGAGGCGGTAATTTCTATTATCCATCGAATCATAATTTAACTGGCAGCGCTTATGCAAATGCAGGATACGATACACTACAAGGTGTCATACCACAAAGAAAGATCTTGCAGATGAATGGTTCACTTGATGTAACTGTTCCTTATGCAGGTGGAGCGGGTGTAGCTAGTACAACATTCCTCAGTGCTGCAGACTCAGCTTATGCATTGGGTCAGAAGCAAGGATGGGCTCAGGCACAACTAGCAAATGGAACAACATACGGTACAGAAAGTGTTATCATAGAATACGATGACGTTGTTTTCTTAACAGACACGGTTGGACATACAGTTTCGGCTGATATGGAAAATCTCTTGAACAAGTTCTTGGAAGACAACTATAACACAAATTACTAATGCAATATAAATATCTAAATTAAATTTTTAGGAAACGAACGCTATGGCAAAGCAAATTATCAACATTGGAACAGTACCAAATGACGGGACAGGCGATCCTTTACGTTCCTCGTTTGATAAGGTCAATGATAACTTCAACGAAATCTATGGTGCCTTAGGTGGAAATAGTCCACCCGACATCGTCAATAGTGATGGCGAGCTTGAATTAACAAGCGTAGGAAATAAGATTTCTTTCTATTATAACACAGAAGAAAATCTATTTAACGTAGATCCTGCTACATATCATGGTTGTATTGGACACGCCCACGATACTGGAAAGCTTTACTATGCCCACGGCGGTCGATGGAATGCTTTACTTGTCGATAATGCTAACAACGACGTCCAAAACTATACTGACGCACTCGGTGGTTTCGTTTATGCCACCAACTATACACAATCAGAATCTCCTAACTATTTGCTTCAGACGAATGGAGATGGTACTTATCGATGGGTTGATCCAGCGGATGCAACCGGTGAGGTCGATAATCTCTCAGAACTTGAAGACGTAAGTTTTACAAATCTTCAAGCTAATCAAATTATTCAATATAATGGCACTAACTGGATTAACGTTCCTACGCCAAGTGGTGGCGGTAGCGGTAATACTGTTTCGTTTACTACAGCCGATGTTGATACCCACCTTAATACGAGCTCAGCGCAAACAAATCAAGTATTGCAATGGAGTGGCTCAGATTATCAATGGACAGCATTATCGAGTGGTGGTAATTACGGAGACGGGGATGTAGATACTCATCTTAATACATCAAGCGCATCGAATGATCAGGTTCTATCGTGGACCGGTACAGATTATGCCTGGGTTAATAATAGCGGTGGTGGTGGCGGTGCTGCAACGAGAGCTACACAAGTTAGAACAGCTTCTTCACTTGCAGATAACGCTCAGGCTAATATCGACTTTAATGCTTTGGGAGAATCTTATGCTTTGCTTAAAGTTCAAACAAACAACGCGGCCTGGATAAGAATTTATACCGATGACGCAGCAAGAACTGCAGACCAGAATAGAGCACAAGGTGATGACCCCTCTGATGGTGATGGTGTAGTTGCTGAAATGATTTCTTCTGGATCAACAGTATTTAAAATTGCCCCTGGCGTAATTGGTTGGACAGATGGCCAGACAACTGTTCCAGTAAGAGTAAAAAATCTCAGCGGCGGAACTACTAGTATCGATGTTACTATTACCGCATTAGTATTAGAGTCGTAAAATGGATAAATCACCCTACAGAGTTGAACTTGTACCAGGCACAGACGAAGCGGCGTTCCTCGAAACGGGCGACGCGGCTAATCTGGATCTTAATACTAACCTCAATAACTTCGACAATTGGGTTATACTCAACCTTACAGAAGAAGAGGCAACGACGTTACAAGAAAGCACTAACGTTGTTTCTGTAGAAAAATCAGAGGATCCAATACCCTTTTCGTACAATGTTACTGAATTTCAAAAATACGCCAGTTTTAGAGCAAGTATTAACCTCGACGGTGGTGCATACGTTAATTCTTCCTCGGCTATAACTGATAATGCCTCGCATGGCTCCACTCATAGTCCATTAAGTCATGTGTATATTACAGGCGCACAGCCAGATCAACGACTGCAAGCCTCGGGAGGTGCAGACCCTAGTTATCCTATCGGCCACTTTAATTGGGATGGAGAAGCCGTAGATTTTAACACAACACATAGGCACAAATTAATTGGTCGATACGTTGATGTTGTGTGTCTCGAATCTAATAGCGATGTTCAAACAAGTTATAATACTGATTTTGAAAATCACGAAAATTGGACGGTGTTTGATCCTCAGACGTATAATTTGACTTTTACTGCGAATGGAACGTCTGCGTATATTGTGAATGGTACGCATAGAGGTGGTACTCTTACTAATGCATCTAATCCGACTATACAGCTGAATTACGGTGATAAGCTTATTATAACAAATAACGCCGGTTCTTTTCACCCAATAAAGGTTACAACACAAGCTCCATACGGTATTCCTGGTAGCGGCAATCCTCCTTACCGAGAAGGTGTGGCTGGTAACGGAACAGCGAGTACAATCACTCTCTATGCAGATTGGTTTGAAGAGGGAGGTTTGAATAGCGCTACATACACTTGTGTCAATCATCCAGCAATGACTGGTACTATACAATTTGTCAAGCCGAGTGGTAGTCGCCTAGTAAAAATGAATTGGTCAAATTACGACAGTAGTATGAATACGCCAGAAAATAATCAGCTGAGCAACAGTGAATTATTTGGATATCATTCAGCTGGCGTTGCGTCAAGTTCTGCAGGTTTATTTACTGGATACGCTAGAGGATCAGAAGTTAGAATAGCTTATTTTGGTAGTGGCGTAACACCAGAAGGTATGATTAACGCAGTGTTGAACTGGCATAATTCAAAGCCAGTCAATCCAGAAACAGGCAAAAGAAATGCAACAGTGACAATGGCTGCATGGGGATACGCATGGTATTACTTTGATAGATTAGTTCCAGTTGATAATGTTACGCAAATAGGTCGTTACACGAGTGACGGAACACTTGTCACTACTAATCGTCCCGGCGGTGGATGGGGTAATGACCTTTCTGCTTTCAGTGAGGCTGGCTTTAATCTTCGAACAGCTCAAGATCAGAATGATAATCAGGTTAAGTGGTTTGTTATGACACGAGATACAAATTCACGCTTTACTGCACTTGATAACATAATTAACACGTTTACTAATTATGATGGCTTTTACTGGTTCCGTAGTGCCGGGAATTCAGCGATTAATTTTGGTCACCAAGATTTACCAGAATGGGACAACTATATTGTTCAAGAAGCTGGAAGTCGTTATACACAAGTTAATTGGTCAGGAAGCAGTTCATCTCTCGGTGGTGGTCCATCGTTAAGTAGTCCTTTAACTCATTATCCTCTTCGAACTTATGACCAAGGTCAAACAAATGGAATTACGATTGGAGCTGCACAACCTAGTACGAAATATCCATATCCAGATTCTTATAGTTGTAGAGGTCCGGGAATTGATTTATGGGCTCCAGGCGCAATGTATTATGCAGGCGCGCCGGATTTTAATGGATACTTCGGCGGTGGTTATATGAACAATGGTTCTGGAGAATACTATTCATACTTCTCAGGCACGAGTAATGCAGCACCAGTAGCTTGCGGTGTAGGTGCTTGCTTTGTCGAAGATTTCTTTATTCGAACAGGCACTTATCCAACGATAGCGCAATTAAAAACAAGAATGAGAAATTACGGCCGGCCAAGAATGAAAGACGATCCCGGCTATGATTGGAGTAATGCGCCTACGGCAAGCTTAGGCTTTGTATCAAACCACGTAATTAAAGGCGGCTTTACACAACCGGACGGTTTTTATTCAGCAAAGACATCGACCAATGAAACCGGTATCTTTAGTCATCCGGCCGGAACAACGGGCAATGATGATTACGTAACTCTTCAATTACAAGGATCGACTAACTTACATATAGGATTACCTTGGGCAATCGACAGAGGTAATAATGGTAAATATATTACGACTGTTCGTGGACCGGTTGGAAAGCCCAAAGAAGCAGACACCGGAGTGCTATATCCAAGATATCGAAAAAAGCTTACGGGCTAATTTAATAAATAATTAATATCGTTTTAGGTTGAGATAAACATGCCAGAAATTTTAACCACAGAATTTAAAGCAGACGCAACACGCCGGTTTGCAAACGACGTCGAGAATAACGACTATTACATTTTTGCGTCTTCAATTAATGAAATTATACCTGCCGACACTGAGGTCTCTAAAACAGAATTTTTAGAAAAAGTAATTTTTGGTAAAAAGATTAAAACACGAGACACACATTTCATGATCAAGTACTATCCTTGGCAAAGAGATGATGTGTTTGTACAGTATGACGACTCAGAAGAATTAGAAGGCCAAAGGTTCTATTGCGTTGTTGGACCAAACGACAACGACACTGGAGATTACCGAGTCTATAAGTGTCTGTTTAATAACTATGGTGCTGGAGTAACAAGTCCTCCCGCATTTAACGAGTCATCTGTCGATCAAATTTATAGAACAGCAGATGGCTATATTTGGAAGTACATGTATGTTATCAGTGAATTAGAATTTGATGCATATAACTCACAGGGTTTTGTTCCTATCGTAGGTGACTTTGATACTAATCCTTCTGCCAATACTGGTGGAGGAATATCTGATATTATTGTTCAGAACAACGAAGATAATTTTGGTTACATAGAAGAAACTGGTCGAGTAACAGATACAGATATCGTTAATAGTGTCGTCGAAGTTTTCCCAGATGGTACGTTTAATCCTATCGAAGATTATTACGTAGGACAATCAATTTATTTTACGAATCCAGATAGCTCAACGTTCCTCTATCAAATTACAGCATATAATTATGATGATCAAACGGGTCTAGCTGACATACGATTGAATATTGATCCTGTTACACAGGGAGGCGGATCGTCAGTAGTAAAACAAAACGCATCGTTTAGTATTTTCCCTACAATCAAAATCGAAGGCGATGGCTCTGGTGCAGTTGCAATTCCTACTGTAGTCGATGGAAGAATTTCTACAATTATTGTATTAAATCCCGGTGATGGATATAATAATGTCACTGCTCAGGTTGTCGATCCAGCTTATGATTTTGATCCAAGCAGCCAAGAAACAACAGACGTAAGAGCTTCGATACGAGCAGTTCTTACGCCTGATAGTGATCATGGCTATAATTTAATTAACGAATTTAGATGTAGACATTATAGTCTTTACGCTTATATTACTACCGATGACAACAATGTAATTCCAAATGAAAACACTTATGCTTCTGTTGGCATTGTTAAAAATCCAGAGTTTAGTACACTGACCCCACCAGAAGTTTTTGATAATCGTATAGAAATTACTACAGCAAACGCCGATCGTGTGACTGCTAATACAACGGTCGTGCAAATTAGTTCAGAAACACAAGACGTTACTTTCTCAGGCCGAGTGCACGAGATTGATGAAACAAATGATAAAATTTATTTAGCTCATTATATGGGCCCTTATCAAAATAACGCTAATACTGGAAACGGTGATACTTCACTCGACTTAACTCGATCATTGAGAAACGAGACGGGCCAGATAATTGAAATAAATACACCGGCAGCAGATAATGTTGTTGTCTCGCCATATATTCAAAGATCTGGCAAAGTTTATTTTATGGAAAATTTCTTCCCATTGAATAGAACGTCAGAAAATGTCGAGAATGGTTTAGTGGAAAATACTGTAGCAAAAGAAGAGTTTAAAATCGTTCTCGAATTTTAAGGAAGCGGATTAAAAATGCCAATTAATACAAATCTCAATACAGCACCATACTTTGATGATTTTGATTTAGAAAATCAATATTACCGAGTGCTGTTTAAGCCGGGTTACGCCGTTCAAGCAAGAGAGCTGACTCAAATGCAGACTATGCTGCAGAGTCAGATTGAGCAGTTTGGTGATAACATCTTTAAAGAAGGTTCGATTGTAAAAGGCTGTAACTTTACTCAGCTTGACGACTTAGAATACGTAAGAATTCAAGATCTTTGGACTCCGGCACTAGAAACGGCAGAAACAGCATTTGACCCAACAGCTTATATACCGAAAAGACAAGAAGAAGTAGTACAAGGTGTATTAACAGAAATCGATTACGTTTATCAAATTACTGGATCTGTATCAGGTCTCACTGCAAACATTATTACCGCAGACCGAGGTGTGGAAGTACGTGCACCTGATCTTAATACTTTTTATATTAGCTATTTGAATCAGTCTGGTACAAATCGTGTATTCCAGGCAGGTGAAGAATTAACCATTAATGAGTATCGTTTTAAAGTAAGTACTCAAGAGCCTCTTGGTCAAAACCCAAGTGTAGTAGGTACAGTAAGAACAACAAACGTTACTACGACTTCGGGTAAATCTTTTGGTATTCAAGCAGCGCCTGGTATTATTTTCCAAAAGGGTCATTTCCTTTTTGCAGACGACCAGGTTCTCGTTGTATCAAAGTATGATAATAATCCAACTAATGTAGCCGTAGGTTTTAGAGTAGAAGAAACATACGTTGATGCGCTATCAGATAATAGTCTATACGATAATGCAAACGGGTCGAATAACGAAAACGCCCCCGGTGCAGATAGACTCAAGCTTATACCAACGCTTGTTGTGCAAGCTACAAGTGCTGCACGAGAAGATGCAGACTTCTTTACTCTTGTTCAATATCAAAACGGAAACGCCGTTACAGTTCGAGACGTATCTCAGTACAATGTACTTGGAGAAGAGCTTGCTCGAAGAACATACGAAGAGTCAGGTAACTACATTCTCAACGATTTTAAGATTTCAACGACAGACAAAACGTTTCCAGAAGGTTCTTCGAATACGTCGGTTCATGCCGTGGTTGGTCAAGGTGTAGCTTACGTTAAAGGATTTAGAGTAGAGAACTCAGCAGAAAGATCCTTTGTCATTGATCAGATTCAAGAAACAGAAACATTAACCAATCAAAACATTTCTTTTAATTATGGTAATTCATTACCTATTCAAAGAGCCGCTAATGGTCAATGGTTGACTGCTTTCGCGCCTACACTCAATTATACACCAGAAACTTTACGAGATGCTGACGGTCCAACGAGTAATGGTGGTTCTGAAGTTGGTTCAGGTATGTTATTTAACCTTACACCAACAAAAGCTTTCTTCTCAAGCATTGAAGTACTTTCTGGTGCGGGTTCGAATGAGATTCACGAGCTCGCTCCAAACATGACAGCTAATGAAGCGATCGCCTTTGAAGGAAATCACGATATGTCGCACAATGGTTATGGTGCGCCTCAGAAAGGATCGTTCTTCCAGAAATCTGCGCAAGGTGCACTTGTATTTCCAACCGGTCAAAGAAGCTTATTCTCTGCAGAAAATCTTGCAATCCCAGTAAGGGTTCGCGAGAATGTTACGGGTATTACTAATAATACATTTACGATTAATGCAAATCCTGGTGAAGATTACAACGTTCAAAACGATGATATTGTTGTCGTCGACTCAACTAATACACACATTCGTGTTGCGAGCTATTCAACGGGCGCGAATGGAAGCACACTAACAATTAACCTCGAGCCGGCTGACGGATCGGCTGCTAACGCTACGGTATATTATAATAAAAGAGAAGTAGGAACAACCTCTGATGGTGCGCTTGCTTACGATAAAACAGTCAAAACTCTTTTTGTTCAGATCACTTACACTGACAACGTGGTTGATTATACTCTTGGCGTGCCAGATGCTTTTGAACTTGTTGCAATTACTAACCCAGCTGAGTTGGTAAATGGAAATCCAAAAGATTACACTAAGAGCTTTAGATTAAATTACAACCAAAAAGATACTTTCTACGATCATTCTTATGTAGAATATATCCCCGGTCGTGATATCGTATCGAATGGAACAACACTCCTCGTTGAGTTCAAGTGTTTCCAAGTTGAATTGCCTCAAACTGGGCAATACTTCTTTACGGTTAATAGCTATCCTAATGATCTCGATCCTTACGATATTCCCGTTTATAGATCGGCGTCTGGAATCAATTACAATTTGAGAGATTGCTTTGACTTTAGGCCACACATTGATAACGATATTGGTGTAAGTTATAGTAACACTACTTCGGGTAATCCTGGCGTTCCACTTTTAAATCTTAAGTCTAGGCTTCTTTCGTTTACGAATAAACCTATACCATTGATTCCTGCTCACAACGCCACTGCATCAGCTACGCTGACTTATTATTTGCAGCGTATTGATTCTGTCGTTGTAGACTCTTATGGTGTAATTTCCCTTGTAAAAGGTAAAGAAGAGAAAAACGCAGCACCACCATCGCTGAGTCCAGATCAGCTTGAAATTGGTGAAGTTCTTATCCCAGGTTTCCCTGCACTCTCGCAAAGACAAGCTTCGAGAACAGGTAGAAAAGCTTACGCTGTACACACTCGATCGAAAGGTGTAAAAGTTTACACGATGAAAGATATGCACGCAATGAGTGCGCAAATCGATAGAATGGCGTACTACATATCTTTGAATCAACTCGAGCAAGATACTCAAAACATGTTCATTCCAGATCAGGATGGACTTGACAGATTTAAGAACGGATTTATTGTAGATCCTTTTAATGATTTATCTGTTGCAGACGTAAGAGATCCGGAGTTTAAAGCAGCCGTACCATTTAATCAAAAGATATTGACTCCTGCTGTTAAAACAATTCCGCTCGATTTGAAATATAAGTCAGCATCTGGCGCAAGCATTTTCCCGGCGGTCAATAAAGCAAAAGTTGCAACACTTGGCCGGGATAGTAATGTTGATGTAATTTCTCAAGATTACGCAACAGGATTCCGTAATTGTGTAAGTAACGCTTATAGCTATCGTGGTATTGGTGAATTATCTCCACCCTATGATGCTGCTTATGATACGACAGTTACTCCCGCAGAAATTAATATCGACATGACGTCTGCATTCCAAGACTTTGTAGAAAATCTACAAGAGTTTATTCCATTGACTGACGTTACAACAGAAAGAGTTGTAGAAGCAGAGAATAATTGGTTCGGTAACGCAGATGGATGGGCACCACCTAATATGTTCCCATTCCTTGGCGATGGATTCATGGATCGATTTAGAGGTGGCAATACACTTACAACTCGAATCGAAACAACGACAAGAAGTCTTGAGCTCAATACTTCAAACATGCAGCAGAACTTCCAAGTTGGTGAGTTCGTACGTAACTTTAACTTCGAGCCATTTATGGCAGGAAGAGATATTGGCATTTATATGACGGGCCTCCGTCCTAATGCACGACATTATTTCTTCTTCGACGGCGAAGACGTCAATGCTCATATTATTCCGGGCACAAACGTTAACTCTGCAGATGATGTACAAAGAGCCGGACAAAAAGGTGATGCAGTTTCTTCTGACTCTAATGGTGTTCTTCGAGCAGTCTTTGCACTTCCATCAGAAACATTCTTTGTAGGTGACAGAGTATTAGAAATTTCAGACATTGACACTTATAGTCAAATTGAATCTGCTGGAATCTCGCGTGGGCATATTACATATAGGGCTTACAACTTCTCAGTTGAAAAGAGTGCCCTTGGCGTAACAACTCGAGCACCAAGTTTCGACATTAATAGTTCTTCTTCGTTTAGAACAGTCGTAAGAAGAATTCCCGCTGCTGACCCACTTGCTCAAACATTCTTCATTAAGAAAGGTATGGGCCAAGGCAGCAACAGCGTTTATATTTCAGAAGTCGATTTGTTCTTCAAGAGAAAGTCAGATACAAATGGTGTAACGGTTGAATTGAGAGAAGTAATTAACGGTTATCCTTCCGGCCAGGTTATTCCATTCGGTAGAGTGCATAAGCTTGCTACTGATGTTAATGTATCAGATGACGCAAGTTTAGCGACGACGTTTACTTTCGAAGCTCCGGTAAGACTCGATGTAGAAGCTGAATACGCAGTTTCAATCAAACCAGATGCTCAAGATCCCAACTATCTTGCATATATTTCTCAGATAGGTGGAACAGATTTGACACCAGGACCTACACAAGGTGCCGCCGTTGTACAAGACTGGGGTGATGGTGTACTATTTAGCTCAACAAATAATAGTGCATGGCGATCATATCAGGATGAAGATCTGAAGTTTGTCTTACGTAGACACAACTTTGCTACTTCTTCCGGAACAGTTACACTCACTAATAATGATCACGAATTCTTTATTGTAGATAGCTGGAATGGAAGATTCCTGCCCGGTGAGCAAATTTATCAAGAAAAAGCATCTACTGACACCGTTGGTATTCCGGTCGGTAGTGCTACAGTAACTGGTACAGCACTCGATACAAAATACTTCGACGGAGATTTTGTATTGATTGAAGACTCCAACGGAAATAAAGATATTTTTGAAGTAGTGGCTGTACAGTCTGCTACTCAAATGTTGCTGAACAAAGAGAATGCTCTTCCTGGCGCAGGTGATTCATGTACGCCGGTTGTAAAAGGTAATCTTTGCTGGTATGACATTAACGATCCTACTCAAATGTATTTAGAAGATAGCTCTGCAAACTCGAATAGAGTATTTGTTGCAGGTACAATTTATGGTCTAGACAGTGAAAAATCTGCCACTGTAACAGCCCTGCAAAATATTAATTTGAGTTACTTCCAGCCAATGATTATGAAGGCGACAGATTCAACATCGACACTTGATGTGGATGGAACATTTGTACCACCTGCTAACTTGAGCAGCACGTATAATATGCCATTATCGTTTAAGGATAATAATCACTTTAACTTCGCTGGTGCAGTGTTGTATAGCCGAAGTAATGATCCGGCTGGTGCACAAGCATTTGATCTTAATATTCGTATGGAAAATGGAAGTAACGTTACGTCAACGCCGTTTGTTGACCTCGAAGTATCGAAGCTTCTCGCTTATCAGTATAAGTTGAATGATGGACAACAATTTAATAATCCAACATCGACTTATATTTCTAAGAAGATTGAATTAGCCGTTGATCTTGATGCTGAAGATATTTACGTAGCAGCTTCGGGTTATCGGCCGCCCAATTCTAATATTAGATTCTTTATCAAAGCACAAAATGGATTTGACTTTACTGCATTTGCCGATCTTCCTTGGGTTGAATTAGAATTGTTTGAAGGTGTAGATATGTTCTCTTCACAAGCAAACATTCATGATTACCGCGAGTTTGGATATAGAATTGCAGATGCAAATAAAGATTCTCAAGGTGTTTATACATACCAGGTAGATACGGGTGGTGTCGGTACTGATCCAACCTTCCAATCATTTAGAAGATTTGCAATTAAAATCGTGCTTGAATCAGACACGGTACACAATGCTCCAACGTTAAAAGATTATAGAGCAATTGCTGTAACCTAATAAGGGAATAACATCATGCAAAACCACCGCGATCCTGAGACTAAGGCAGTTTTGAGTGTGGATGCTCAAGCTTTGAATAAATACAAAAGAGAAAGAACTTACTACCGTAAAGTAACTCAAATGGAAAAAGACATTGTTGAAATACGAGAGTGTCTTGTTTCTATTTGTCAACGAATGGACAAATTAGAAGATAGATAGAAATGGCTAAAAGTATAGCAAATATCGATACAACTGTAACGTTCCAGAATTGGTTTGATAAAACCAATGAAATGGTAGACATTTTTCAGTCTGATGCTATGACAGCCTCACCGGGCGGTGATACTACAACCGGTGACGCCACTCTGGTCGGTGACTTTACGGCTACTAACGTAACAGCGACAAACCAAATTGCTGGAGACGCATTTGCTTCTGCAACACCGGGCGCTGACATTGACTTTACTTCTCCAATTAATGTTACGACTGGTCAACAAGTTGTAGCAACATTTACTTATGGCGCTCAAGGTGCAAGGATTCGTACAAGTACTGGAAGTCTCGCGTGGGACGTTGGATTACAAGATTCTACGTCCGGTAATTTTATTATCAATACCGGTACAGAAAATCCATTTAAATTTGTATTAACGCCAGCAGGAACTCTTACCGTTCCAACAATTCAAGCGACAACATACCTTGATGGAAATGGTGATCCATTCACTTCGGGTACGAGCATTGATGAATTATCTGATATTCCCGATGTATCGACGACATCACCATCAACAGGTCAGGTATTAAAATGGAACGGTACAGAATGGGCGCCTGGTACTGATAACGCTGGTAGTTCTACAAGTGGTGCTACGTTTGCAGGCGGTGATGTTGATGGTTACTTATTAACTGCAACCGGCGGTGGCCAAATACAGGGCGAGAACGGCGCTGTTTACGCCGGCGGTAAGCTTAGTATTATTGGCGAAGGTGAATTTACACAATCCTTGGAAACAAGAGGAGAGCTTAGCGCTCTTGGTACAGGCACACACATATTTAATGGTACAGTACAAGTTAACGGAAATGTGCATGCTACTGGTAACGTAAGATCTCAACACAGTTCCTCTGACTCTCGTCTTAAAACCGATCTTCAGAAAATTGAAGGTGCACTCGATAAAGTCAATGAATTAACAGGTTACACATTTGAATATATTAATAAGCCAGGTTCGAGAGCAACTGGCCTTGTTGCTCAAGACGTAGAAAAAGTTTTACCAGAGGTGGTTTACGAATATATTGAAGATGATGGTGAAGATTATAAAGCCCTACGATACGAAAATATGATGGGCCTTCTCGTTGAAGCCATCAAAGAATTAAAGCAAGATGTTGATGATTTGAAAAACAAAATTCGGTGATGATGCGGGTTTGACAAGATAAATATACCTTATGTGTCCGTCTTAATAAATATAAAGAAAAAGGGTAAGGACTAAATGTCTAAGATTTCAGAACTCGGGTCGATAACCGGCGCTAATACTAGGACCGAAGATTTATTCGTTATCGTAAACCTAGTACAAGGTGATGACGGTACTAAGAACATCACGAGAAAAGAGCTTGTTCAAGCTCTCATGTACGAAATTTTCAATAGAATCACTATCACTGGTGGTGATATATCGGGCGCCTTTATCCATGATTTGAATATCGATAATGTTAAAATCGATAATTCAGACATGGAAGATTCTAATATTGTCCGAACTGATTTTAATAACGGCACGCTCAGAAATTCAACCGGTACAAATCTCGACATTGATAATTCTCTTTTCCGAGATGGCGATATTAGAGATACGGCCATTGTTGATTCTACGTTTAACGACGGATCAATGGAAAATGTAGACGGCGACAACGTACGTCTTATTAACTCAACTATCGACGATAGTGCCATTGGTGATTCTACTGCCAATAACGTAACGATTACTAATTCATCTTTTGCTTCCGGCACAATGGCCGATGTAGATGGTACAAACGTACGTTTAACAAATTCTACTTTTGCCAATGGTGAAATTACAGATTCGACTGCTGACAATGTCACCATTACGAATTCTACATTCGACACCGGTGCAATCACAAACTCTACAATCGATCAGAGTGAATTCACTAACGGAGCTATTACATCTTCGACGGGTGACGATCTTACTATTACTACTTCATCGTTTGCTGATGGGACGATTGAAAACTCAACAGCAAATAACGTTACTATTACTCAATCTGATATTCTTGATTCAGATTTCTCAGATGGTACTGGTAATAATAATATCTTTACCAACACTACTGTCGACCAAAGTATTATTCAAAATTCAACGATTGTTGATTCTTCTTTTGCAGGCACGATGGATGGTGTCGTAGCAACGAATATGTCAATCACCAGCTCAACAGCTGATGGTTTATCACAAAAGAATTCTACATTCGACAATGGTGTAATTGAAAACACTACATTTAAAAATGGTGTTATTGATCAATCTAAACTCGTCGATTTCGACATGGAAATCGATCGAGAATTCGAGCCTCACATTGATGAAAACAGCTGGTTTGCCCTTAAGAACGAGAAGACAGGTGAAGTCGAAAAGATTACATATGCACAGTTCTTTAGTGAGATTTCAAAGACTACAGAGTCTGACCTTAAGATTTATGTTGATGCTGCGAAAGGTAATGATGAGAATCCTGGCTCGTTGCTTGAGCCAATCAGAACGCTTGAGCGTGCTTCTGAGCTCGCATTAGAAAAAGCCGGCGGTTCTTACGATCGTAACGCAATTAATAACGCCATTCATATCACGGTAGGCCCGGGCACTTATTA